GTCACACATATCGTGTCCGATTGCTGCCATATAAATAATTTCTCTATGTTTTTCTAGATACGGATGTTGAATGACTTCTTCGTCGTATATTTTTTTCGCATATCCAAATACTTCCATACTGTGTTTTAGTGCATGTGATTCGTCGATGTTATAAATAGCGCTAGTATCTATAACAAAGTTGAAACAATGGTTTATTAAATTTATAAGAGATATGGATGTCGTCATTATTTTCATATTATAAAATATCTGGGATATTATAGTGTACTACAATAAAAATAATTTATTTTATTGTATTCAATTTTATTTTTTTACACTGCTGCATAGGTTTATTTAGTTATGAAATCATTTATTTCTCGAATCCATTTGTCGAGTTGTGTTTCATTTTCATAAATATCAATATTTCCATCCAAAATTAATTGTTCATTACAAACGCATTCATTCGAAGATTTGTCTAGCATATTATTATGGTAACTATTACAACTATTTAAATAATCCAATGGTATATTCGATTCTCCGTCTCTAGCTCGTTTCATTATTCGCAAATGACATTTTTCAGGACATGTTTTTACGTATACCACTTTGTGGACCGGGAATTCTTCGGAAAACGTATCAAACCAATTTAAATAAATTTGATAAGTAACATGCTCAATTTTTCCACTATCATAAAGCATCTTGGCAAACACCATTTTATCTGTATACAAACTGCGCTCTGTTATAATGATGGTTTTTTTGTTCGAAGACTCCTTTTCTCGAATATTTTTTAAGGCATCTCGTAACACCTTTAGTCTGGATACATAAGCCATCATTTGAAACGGAAAGGAATATTTTTCTTGGTCCGAATAAAATTTCTCAAGGATGGTGATACCATTTTCATCTTTTATTTTTTCCCACTCATCCACAGGTTCCTTTAAAAACACAATATTCGCTTCATTTTTATAATAGTTGCGTAGGTTCGCCAAGAGGGTAGATTTTCCAGAACCGATATTTCCTTCAATCGAAACAATGATGGGTGACATTTTTATATTATAATATATAACGGCGGTTTATTTATGTATTTTATTAACATTAATAATACATTTCAATTTTAAAAAAAAATGATTTATAAACTAACTTAAAAGAATAACTACATAATAAGATACATACTTTATCGCGAATAAATGGACTTGAAACAACGAAAATTAAATAGGTCAGAATGGAATTCTATCGAAGTATCAGTTTCAAAAGATGAAATTGATATTTTAAATATGATAATTAAAGGGTATCATGATGTAAACGTAAAAATTAATAATAATAATTCCATATTTACATTTTTAAAAGTAGAATATTCGGAGAAAATGGAAGACTTTATATATAATAAATATTTACGTGAACGTAGTGATAAAATTGAAGCCGAATTAAAAAATATAAATTTAGAATATAAAAAAATGAAAATAGATAACGAGATAAAATTAAATTCTGCGGACAAGGTGCGCTTAGAACGTTTTGACGAAAATTCATTAAAAAGAAATGACATTTACGAGTATACATTATTAACGCATATGGAACAAATTATTTACAACAAAAAATGCGTTAACAATAACAATAACAATAACAATAACAATAACAATAACAATAACAATAAATTATTTCACTTTCATTACTTCACTCTATATAAATTAATTAGAAATAACATTGTAAAATTGAATCGTCATATAAAAGAACTGGTAAAACGAATATTGTCTGCATTTGAAAATGATATGAATAAGGCAACTATTATAGAAAACGGCGTTGAAATTATCGAAAAAAACGAGAATTTATTGAGATATAATGATTTGACTTTATACGAACATCAAAAGGATATATTCACGGCGTGTAAAAAACCAAACCCCAAATTGGTACTCTATATGGCTCCTACTGGCACTGGAAAAACCCTCACTCCCATTGCATTATCAGAACAAAATAAAATAATATTTGTTTGCGCGGCAAGACACGTCGGCTTAGCATTGGCAAGAGCCGCAATTTCGGTTCATAAAAAAATCGCATTCGCGTTTGGGTGCGCTAGTGCCGACGATATTCGGCTGCATTATTTCGCCGCCAAAGAATTTACCAGAAATAAAAGGACTGGTGGCATAGGCAAAGTGGATAACACTGTTGGAGATAATGTCGAAATAATTATTTGTGATATTAAATCATATTTACCAGCAATGTATTATATGCTGGCCTTCTTCAAAGCAAAAGATATTATTACGTATTGGGATGAGCCTACGATTACATTAGATTATGATGAACATGAATTCCACTCCACTATCCGAAAAATTTGGAAAAAAAATTGTATTCCAAATGTGGTATTATCTTCGGCTACATTACCTAAACAACATGAACTTACGGAAACCATACCCGATTTCTTAAATAAATTTCCAGGTGCTCAAATATGCAATATTGTAAGCCATGATTGTAAAAAATCCATTCCCATCGTTAACAAGGATGGCTTTGTAGTATTGCCTCATTACTTGGATAGAGATTATAAAGGCATACTACATATTGCCAAACATTGTAACGATTATTTAACATTGTTACGTTATTTTGATTTGAAAGAAGTCGTTCAATTCATTACCTATGTCATATCAAACAATTACGGAACATCTAAAACTCATTTGGATAGACATTTTGAATCATTGGACGATATTAATATGAAAACGATTAAAATGTATTATGTTTATTTGTTACAAAACATCGTATCCGACAAATGGGAAAACATATATAATCATTTCAAAGAAAGTAGATGTCCGCGAATATTAGAAAATAACAGCATTGACCCCAAAGGGAATAAACTAATAAAGTCTAGTAGAAGTGTCGGTCCAGGGGCGACCATCCAAAATGACGCGAATCAAAAAAATAGTTTGGCTGGAGCCCCCCTTGCGCGATTAGCAAGCGAACAAACACAATCATACTCAAAAACAGAACAAATCCCAAGTACACCACAACCAAACGGTACCTCTGGAGTATATGTGACTACCAAAGATGCCTACACATTAACCGACGGACCTACCATATTTATTTCCAATGATATTGAGAAAATCGCGAAATTTTGTATTCAACAAGCAAACATTCCGTCAACGGTGATGGAAGATATTATGAAGAAAATAGAATTTAATAATATTATTAATGAAAAATTGCATTTGTTGGAATCGGAAGTAGATATTATTAAAGATGCCGCAGATAAAAAGGTTAAAAATGAGGTATCGGAATTTCACGGAGGACAAAAAGTAACTGGTAGAAATAAATCCAATAAAGACCCCAAAAAATTAAGTAAAGATATTCCAGAAGAATTTGAAAACAAGGGCGCCCTTTCAAAATTATTACAAGAAATCACATCATTAAGAATGATGATAAAATCCGCCGCACTCAATGACACATTTATTCCTAATAGAAAGATGCACTTGGATAAATGGGCGGAAGGTATTGATAGCAAATCATCCTTTACGAGCAATATAGACGAACAAGTTGTATCAGACATTATGGCGTTAAAAGGTGTCGAAAATTCTTGGAAAGTATTACTGATGATGGGTATCGGCGTATTTATAAATCATGAAAATATAACTTATACCGAAATTATGAAGAAGATGGCAGACGAACAAAAGTTATTTATGATTATTGCCTCGAGTGATTATATTTATGGCACGAATTATCAATTCTGTCATGGTTTTCTCAGTAAAGATTTAAATTTAACACAAGAAAAAATCATCCAAGCTATGGGGCGAATTGGTAGAAACAACGTGCAACAAACGTACACCATCCGATTTAGAGATGATGAACAGATTTTAAAATTATTTACGTCTGAAACGGATAAGCCAGAGATTATTAATATGAATCGCTTATTTAATACACGCAAGGTCGTTTGGGAAAATAATCAATATACCGAGGTAGAAGATGATATCGACGATGATGCTGGAACAGGACAACATAATATATTATGCAAACATAACAATAAAACAGATATCGGTGGCGATGATGATGAATATGACCCATATGATGAAGAAGACAATATTATAAATAAAGATACCAATAAAAATAAGCAATTAGATATACTTGAATATGAATGAATACAATTGGCAAATATATAAAATAAAATTGATTTTCATACCTTTTCTATTTCAATTATAGAAATAATAGATGAGTAAAATGAATACAACCAATTTAAGAAAAGGACAACGTTACTTATTTTATGAAAAAAAGCCATACGAAGAAAACGAAACAATTTTTAGAGCGAATTTTGTCAATCTATACGAAACATCAAAAACATTAATTATAAACAATTCTGAAACAGAAACATGTGCAAAAACCCAAATATCTATACCATTAGAATGGATACAAAAAATCGACACTTTAGAAGATATTACATGCGGAAAAAGTATTTTGCCAGAAGAAATTTTACTCATGATTGATGAATATGTATAAGTTTTACACACCAACAATAAATATATAACAAAAACATAAAGATATCTTCAATATTTTATATAATATATATAACAATGTATCAATCAATAAATAATGAAATAGATTATCAAAGCAACAATCTCTACAAAAAAAGCAATTTTGAAAAAATGTGGGCTTTACCTTTGAAATTAGGTGCCGCTTTTTTTGTGTTGGTTTCATTTATTACCATTTGCAATCGTTCGTATAAAACAACGTTGAATTCATTCTCAAACACAGAATTTACCTCAACATCTACATCTACAATAAATTCTAATAACATTAATTCTAACGTTAACAATGATTTTTCCATTGAAATATCTGTAAAAGACCCCACCTATGGCACCATTGAAACGTTGGACGATTTACCATGGGATGCGCTCGCGGAACCATATAAAAAACAATTGTTTTCTATTAAAACCTTTACTGTTTCCGATAAGATAGTCGATGTATCTGATTATATCGTGTGTTGGAGTATTTACAATAATATATTTCACGGCGACGATACATTAATAATGTTAAACAATACTGGAATATATGATGCGACTGTTTCGATTACTACTAAATTATCAAATACGATGACATCGAATACTGTATATACCTATGATTTTACATTAGCTGTAAAATATGTTCGACGCGAGATACGCACTCTTACAGATGAAGACCGCGAAACCTTTTTCACTGCATTAGAGGTTTTATATTCCCTTAGTGAAA